AACGACAACCGCAAGGGAGTCCGTGGCCGCCGCAACATCGCCCAGCGTTACCGGAACGCTTATCACTACCGCAATCGAGTCGGTAGCACCCGCTACGTCCGCGAGGGGCGCGGTCGCACTGACTGCGATGGCCTCAACGGCACCCGCCGTATCCGATTCGGTTAGGGTAGCAGCTACCGCGATCGCGTCAACGGCACCAGCACGCTCAGCGAGGGGAATCGCACCCGCAACCGCAATCGAATCGACCGCACCCGCGGTATCCGCAAGAGGAGCTGTAGCGCTGACCGCGATGGAATCCGCTGCGCCGGCAGTATCGGACTCCGCTACCGTTGCGGTGACCGCGAGGGAATCGACCGCTCCAGCCGTATCGGGAAGCGCGGGGGACGCAGTGCCCGCACCGACCAGGAAGGTACCGATAACCGCAGTATAGTAGTCGAAGTCCGGTGACGTACCGGAGTAGGTGAACGTACCGGTAGCTGACGCTATTCGATAGCCGGCCAGATACGACCCGGAGGCCCACACGAAGCCGGTACCGTTGACCCACGGACTGGCCGGTCCGGTTAGCGTGTCCGTGGCCGAGTTCGGACCGTGCGCCGTACCGCCGAGCACAAACTCGTTCGCCGCGGTAGTCGTACCGGTAGCGTTAGTCGTCCAGGTGGTCGTCCCGGCTTTCAGCGGGCCGGCGCTCTGCTGATCGAGAACCGGAGTACCGCTGAACCCGGAAACCTCGGCGGCATAGACGTAGGTGTCGGCGGTAACGCCACCGGTTACCGTCACCGCGACGGCGGTCTCGCCACCCGTCGCCGAAGCCAGTAGCCAGATTTCGGAGCACGATGCCGACGCGCTGGCCCCGTCATCCTGGGCTACCTGCTTCGAGAGGCTCTCCGAGCCGCCCAAGGTGGCCGAGGCTACCGAACACGTTCCGGCCGAACCTGCTCCGGCAGAACTACCGATGTAGTAGAACACCGAGTTACCGGCAGTAACGGGGCTGGCGAACGATCCGGATATCGCACCCTTGATCTCGACTGCCTGCACCACCGTGATCCCGGTTACCGCCGGAGCTGTAGCCGGGGCCGGCATGAGCATCTGCCGGGGCCGCGTCCTGCCGCCGCGCCGGGTACGCCAGGCCCGCTGCTGGATGAGCGCCGGGGCCGGATCGATAGCGCCGGCGGTCCCGGGCACGTCCGCGATCCACACCCCGGCGTAGTCGCCGCCGGTAGGGTTCTGGACCACCTTCTGGGTCCAGTTCAGGTGGGTGCCCAAGTTGTCGGTGACCGTCATCGTGGTGACCGCTGCGCCGCCGTCGCTGGCGACCAGCGCGACCAGCAGCGACCCGGCGGGCGGGGTGAAACTGGCTGTGGTGACCGTGGTGACCGCCGCCGAGGACGCATTCGCCAGCGCGGGCGCGGAGGCGTCCTCAGCCAGGGTGGCGGCGGCCAGGACCTCCAGCCAGGTCACCCCGGAGTTCTGGTTGGCGGCGCAGTTCAGCCCGTAGTTCTGTGACCCGGTCGCCGGGGTGAGGTTCTTGAACGTGCCGTAGGAGTCGCCGTTGCCGACCGGGGTGTCCACGAGCGTGGATCCCGCGCCGACACCAGTGGTGAACGCCTGGCCGCCGGCGCCGATGATCGCGCCGTACACCCGCGAGGACGCCTGCTGGATCGTGCCCGTGGCGCTGGCCACCGTGGTGCTGGCAGTGAACAGGCTGGCCGTGCCGCCTGTCTGCGATGCAACCGGCAGCGCCCCGGTCAGGACGTAGAGCCGCAGGATCAGCCCGTTGGCCGTGCTGCCGCCCTGCGTGGCGGTGACCGTCATCGGGGCCATCGGCTAGCCCCCCTCCTCCTTGGCAGGGGGCGGTCAGTTCTCCCCGTACAGCTTGGCGTAGTGCACGGTAACCGTGTTACCTGCGGTAGCTGCACCGAGGGTGATGTACGGCCACAGCACATAACTCTGCGTTGTATCCCACGTGGCCATTGTCGGTGCGGTGTTGGCCGCCGGAATCGTTACCTCACCGGCCGCGTTGACCCCGACCGACTGGATCTGGGCAACCGTTACGAGCGTGGAGGCCGCACCGAGCGCAATGGCCCGCAAGCCGATATCATAGACCGCCGTGAACCACACCGCCGTAACCGCTGACGGTGGCGCGGCTGCTGCCGATACACCGAGCGGCGTGGACGCCGAGAAAGCCGGTGCCGAAGTGGTCGCGACCGCTGCCGCCAGACCCCACAGCCAGGTAGGAATCGTGGCCGTAACCGTCATCGTTCCGCCGACTACCAGCCGCAGTGAGCTTGACCACGAGCCGACGTTCTTCATGTATCCGGCTGGAACGACGATCGGTGGCATACCCGCGGTAATCGTGGCAGCCGCGGCAGCCGGCACCGACGTAGTAGCCTGCGCGTAGCTGGAGTACAGAACCTCGCTGCCGACCGGCTGGTAGCCGCTCACGGGTTAGCTCACCGTACCTGAACCGGACGGGAAGCCGAACTGCAGGGTCTCGGTAGCCGTCCAGACCTGGCCGGAGGCCTTCGTACCCTGCGCGCTGACGCCACGGTTGAAGAAGGTACCACCGGTAGTCGCGTTCGAGACGGAATCGGCCGTTCCCGCGTCGCTACCGAACTCCGCCCACGCGAAGTTCGCAACCGCACCACCGAATGCCGCCGTGAAGACCAGGGTTGGCGGTGACGAACCAGTGGAGATCGCGGGAGCGCCAGAGACCAGCTTGAAGTACGACGTGGTACTCGCCGCACCGGTGTCGCCGACTAGCGTGGTCTGGCTATAGGCCGCCGCCGTCGCCGAGGTTCCGACTCCGATCCGACCGTTAGCGGCACCGAACTTCGGTGACATCGTGGTGCCCGCAACACCGCCGAGTAGTGCGACCCAGCCGTTCTGCACGACCAGGTTGCAGTCGAAATCGGTCTTCTCTTCGTAGGGAGCGATACCGAGATCACGGAATATCGCATCCGTCAGCTCCTCGCCCGGGCGCACCCGGTCCATCGCCCAGCGCGCCATCTCTTCGTCGTACTTCCGCACCGTGAAGTTGGTATGGATTCCGGCCACTTCAGCCAGTCCCAGTGTCACTGCTACCTCCAGCCGCTCGGATGCTACTGCGATATCTTTGGCCACGGGGGCCCCTTTCCGGTTCCGTATAGATGATCGGAACCCCGTCCGCGTTCAGCTCGATAACGGTGTCACCCGGATCGGGCTGTTCGTCTTGCTGCCCGGGTAGCAGCTCTTGTGGATCCTCCGCTGCCGGCACGTTGCGCCTCCAATCTCGCGGTTCGCTTGTCCCAGTGACCCGTCGCCTGCTGCGCTTTCCGGAAGTCGGACTGCGAGTAATTATACGAGCCGATGTAGTTCATGTACCGAACGCGCTTCGACTCGAACGTTCCCTCGTGTGCATACAGGTGTACCGTATTGGTCTTCGGATCGACTACCTGGACGATGATCACCGGAGTCCACCCGTGCTTTGCGGCCTCGGCTACCTTGCGATCGCGCTCCTCGGTCTTCATCGCGATGCGCATATTCTTGCCCTCGGAGTGCAGGGTCTTGAGCTCACCGCCGTACTTGTTATCGAGCCGGAAATCGAGCGGGGTATTGCGGGCACCCATCCCGCCCGAGACTCCGGCTCCTTTGGCTCCCGAGATACGCACCATCGGATTTTGCGGGCCGAAGTGCTTTCGGATGATCGATGCGCCCTTGGTCCGCAGGAGCTCCTCGAACGTATCACCTGATTCGGCTCCGTACATCACGTGTCCGGTACTTGGATGCACAAAGGACGTAGGAGATCGACCTGTCGCCTCCGACAATGCACGTGCGGCCTTAGTGAACTCGCCCCCGCCCTTATGGTGTCCGGGTACACGCGGGTGCTCCTGAGGATCCCACGCCAGGGACAAGACCCTTTTCCCTGAGGTCACAGTGATCTCGCTTTCGCTACCAGTTGTCGCACATGCACCTGCTGTCCCGCAATGGTATTCTGCAGCTGCGAAATCCGAACTCCAAGCTGTCCGATCTGGTTTACGATCGCTGCCTTCTTTGCCGCGGCCTGCGTGGTCTTCCTCGCAGTGGTCTTACCCGCGGCGGTCTTTGTCGTGGTCTTCGACTTTGCGGTAGCGGTCTTGGTCGCCTTCTTCGCCTTGGTCGTACCTTTCGCTTTCGACCCGCCGACGCTAACCTGCAGCGCGCTTCGCTGGGAAAGGAGACCGCCGAGAGTCACCTGCTCCGATGCGATCACCTTGCGAAGCTGAGCGGCTTGCTTAAGCAGTGCGGCTTTCTGCTGCGCCCGAGCGGTGAGATTCTGACCACCGGGACCGAACTTCGGACCCTTCTGCGCACCCGGTCGCGCTGTCGACTTCGGCCTAGCGGAAGCTGCGCCTCCCGCGCCTGCCTTTGTCGTGAACCGGCCGCCTCCGGCCCCCGCGGGGAGGTGGAACTGGTTAAACAGCTCAACGGCTCTCCGCTCCTGCGAATGACCGTGTACCGCCTTTGCTCGGGCGGCCGTCGCTTTCAGCTCAGCGATTGCGGCCGCCGCTGCCGCCTTAACTTCGGGATGCTTTGACGTCAGCGCGAGCACCTTGCACCGAGAGATCGCAGTAGCGGTAGCTCGCCCTTCCTGCATCCCGCCGCGCATCAGTGCGTTCCGCATGTTCTCGATGTAGTTCGGCAGCTTGGCGCCCTTGAGGTTATAGAGACCCGGACCGCCGGGCTTCCCGAGCGGAGCGGGGGTCGCAACCAGTGCAGGCGTCTCGGCGGATAGCGCAACGCGCGAGAAGCTGCGCCTCCGGCCTCTGCGACGTCCGCCACCTAGCATCTGTCCCATCACGTCCATAAGTGCGGCCTGCGCTGCCGGCGTACCCTGCTCCTTTTGAATGCGGAGGAGCTCGTCCGCAATCTGCGACGTATTTGTGCGGGTCGTTCCCGTAGCCTGCGATCCGCCACTCGAAGTAAATCGACGCTGCAGCGGATTCGGGCTTTCACCGGGATTCGTCTGCCGGAACGTTCGCTGCTCGGCGATCTGCGCTCTGGTCCGTCCCCTTGCCCGCACGGTGCGATTGACGTGCTCCGGCTTAGCTTGCCGCTCTTCCAGCTGCGCTCGGGCCTGTCGTAGCACCTCTCGGTGATACTCACCGGACCCTTCCCGGTTACCCTGCTCAACGGAATTCTGCTCGAAGCTGTCCCACGATAGACCGGGATACTTCCTATACATCGCTTCGTGCTGTCGCTTCGACTCCTCATCCGCCAGCGTTTGCGTTGTCACGCCACGACCGCGCTTCAGGGCCGGCTGTCCGGTGAGCATCTCCCCTTCACCGGAACGGAAGTTGCCCTCGAGGAGATCCCGCGCTCGCTGCTCACGCTTAGTTTCCTCGGCGTTACGTCGGCGCTTATACGCAGCAATGCTTGACGCACCGAGCTGCTCGGACGATTCCCGCGACTGCGACCCACGACTCTGGCGCATCGCACGGGTCGGTTCGCCCCGGTCGCCCGTCGCTTTTGCGGTAGCGCCTTTCAGCTTGCGGGACTCGCGTACGGCGCGTTCGGCCTTAAGCCGTTCCGGATGTCCCTGCGGATGTGCGGCCCTAGCTTCCGTGCGCATCTTCAACAGATCGGAGTGCGAGGTGACTCCGGGTACGCCGTGGAAGACCCAGCCGTGTGAGTACCCCTTCGGACCGACCAAATCGATAGTGCGTGTCATAGCAGCATCTCCGCATTCCTGTGCGGTGGACCGGGCTGGCACCGGCAGTTCATATGCACGACCCCCGGCCAACCGATCGCGGGAGGGGACAGCGCCGAGAAATTGCTGCCGTCAGCTGCTCGGCATTCGGGAGTCGTTCGTTTATCGTTTGCGGCGTACCAGCCCAGCGTCGGACCGTACTGCATCGCGAGGCTGTCGATCTTGCTGGCAGCCGCCATTCGGTTACCGGCAGCGACAACGTGCTGTCGGAAGTAGACCGCCTCGTTGTTTCGCACCTCTTGCTCCGCCTCCGCGAGGCTTTCGCCCTGCGCCATTGCGGCGTCAATCGCGGTCCGGAGGCGCATCATCGAATTAACCACGTAAGCAGCGCGGCGGAGAGTATTTACCCGGACCATCTCCGCCTGCGCTGCACCCGTACCCTGCATCGGAACGTCCGGATAGGCCTCCGTAGTGTCAAGCGCCACCCGGAGAGCTGCGATCCCTCGCGGATTGCGATCGGGAACCAGGAGTGGCGTTAGCGCGGGAAGGCCGAAGCTAGGTAGCAGTTGAGCCGCCAGAACGGTAGCGACTACCGCCACGAGAGCGGTATTCGACTGCTGCGGCTGTTGCGGTGCCTGCGGCTGCTGAGTTTGCGGGGTGGTCATGCTGCCCTCCCCCGCGCCAGCGGATTCTGTCCGGCTCCGGCCATTGACGCCATTCGCGAGGCCGTCTGTGCGGCGGCACCGATTGTCGCGGCGCCCTGTCCCATCGGCGAGGCGCCCAGTGCGGACTTCTGAGCTGCTTGCTGTTGCCGGAACTTAGCCGCACCCGCCATAATCTGCTGTACCTGGTCGATGGGAAGATCGAAGATCGTACCGACCTTCTCGGCCACTAGGTCGAGGAACTCGTACGGGATATTCATCTGCGGCGCAACCATCCCGGAGGTGAGCACCGAGATGATCTGCGCCGAGTCCGTCTGCGAAAGGGGTGCGGCGACCATTCGCGGTATTGCCGCATCGGAGCCCCACTTGTTCAGCACGCACAACGGTGCAACCACGTCACGGGTAAACTGGGCGCACATCTCCTTCTTAACGGCTTCCCGGTGCTGCAGGAAGAACTCCGATTGGGACTCGGAGAGGGCATAGCTACCCCGCCCCAACGCAGCCGCATTGCCGAGCTCGAGGAATCCGGCCAGGATGCTGCGGCTCTGATAGGACTGGAGGAACTGCAGCGCGGCTTGGAATTGCTGTGCGCCGGACCCGGAGCTGGCGATCACATCGAATAGCTTGGCACCCTGCGGCGGACGCTGGAAGCCCGCCACCCCGGATGCTTTCATCGACGCAATTGCATCGGCGATTTGATTGGCTGACTCTGGGTCCGGGCCGTAGGCGGCGATCTTCGGCAAGGACTGCTGCTCGAGGAACTGGAACCAGAGGAACAGGATCTTCTGCTTCTGCTTGTACGCCCAGTAGATAATGTCCATATCCGAGGTACCGAGCAACGGATTCCGATGCACCCCGTGAATGAACACGAAAGCACGCAGCCGAGGAATGTCAATATAGCCGTCCCAGTTCTTGCCGAACTGCTGCTTCGTCTTCGGATCGGAGGAGAACCACCACGCTCGCTGCCGGAATCCGTCAAAGCGTGCGGTATGCTCATCGCGCTTGATCTCGCAGGTACTAGGCGGCCGCCAGGCGAGCTTGCGCAGGGTGACCAGGCTCTCACCGTCGAAGTCGTACTCCTTCTCGAAGAACGCCTTACGGTAGTACGACGCTCCGGACATCTGACCGATGATGGTCTGGAAGTCGGGGCTCATACCACCGGCTTCCGGTGGCGTCATAATCTGCGAATTGATTAGATCGAGCTCCCCGGTATCCCCCTTCGCCTTCTCGAAGGTATAGTTCGCCGCTCGCAGCGGTAGGGTCAGTGCGTTCTCGAGCATGACGGCATCACCGTCTCGCCTGAGCATCTGATCCAGGTCGCGTGCCTTCCACTCCCCGGTCTCGAAAACGTCACCGTCTCGGAACGCAACGAACATTCTGGTATAGAGGTCAAACGCGGTACCGGACTCACCCTGCAGCAGCTGGTTCCGCTGCTTGCGGGAAAGATTCGGCAGCCGATCGAGAATGTCCTGCGGAGTACTCGGCTTCCGCTTAGGGGTCGGAGGGGCGGAGCCGTTCGTTCCGTCTACCACTCGGTATCCCACCCGCCGTTTACTTCGTATTCGTGTACGTTCACGTGGGTATCTCCACGAAGGGTACGTTGCGTACCGGTAATGAGCTCTTCAATACGACGGCGATGACCCGGGCGCCTTTGCGGCGGACGCACCAGCCGGTCGGACGACCAATCGTCCAGCGAATCGCTAGAGGAGGAATACTCGATCACCCGGCTTCTGGCCTGCGCACTGCTATCGGGCCAGAAGGTCATCACCGTCGCGTCCCCGCAGTCCGGGGAACGCTTCAACCGCTTAACGACCTGATCCTTCGGCTCGACTGCGATAACCGCACCGAGCTTCACCCTCCAGCGCGGGACCGTCAGATCGGCCGCCAAGTCCTCGTCCCGCGGTATCGCGATGTCACCGGGACCATTCACCGGATCGAGTAGCTCACGGAGGTGCCAGTATGCGGCACTACGGGTATTCGCGAACTTGAACTCCCCGGTCGCATCGGTGATTCCGTCAGCTTTGTTCGAGCCGATGTAAGACAAGACCGGCAACCGGAACCCTCTCACCCGGTTGACGACCCCGATTCCGAGACCGTTACCGTCAATGCAGGCAACCGATCCAGGGGTGCTCTGTAGTACACCGACCAGACGGAGCGCGGTCGTTTCCGTGTCCTGCTGTCCGATCCGGTCCATTGACATGATGATCGGACCGACCCGTCGGGTAATGACCGTCTCGTCCTTGCCGGTATCCGCAACGTCGCACCCGAGGATTAGCCTCCCTTCGGGGCGTGGGCGACCCGCCTCGTCCCACAAGTCCCACCGGCGGAATGCGGCTTCAAGCCAGCTCAACGGTATGAGCCCCTCGGAGCCTTCCTCAGGCGGACGACCTCTTACCTTCGACCACCAAAGCGCCGGTTCGCGCCAGCGTACCTTACCGTCTTCGGAAACGACACGCTTTACGCCCCAGCGCTCCATTCGCTCTGCGACCCACACGGGGGAGAGCAGTACCTCCTGCCATTCGTGGCGGACGTACATCGGAGTCTGCGCAACCATCTTGTCGGCAGGGGGAATACCGTGATCGATCATGTACTGCTTGAGCTCGGGGAACTGCCGTACTGCCCGCTTAGTGAAGTTCGGCGTACGGAGTCCGTCAATCGGTACCACGTTCCAGCCTGAACCCGGCCGGACCACCTGTGCGAAGTGCGAATCACTGCTGTCCGGGTTCCCGATAGCCAGCACATGCGCCTGACCGGACGAGGCAAGGGTGTCGGCCGCAATCCACAGTGCCTCGGGAATGCCATCGGCCTCTTCTAGCACAATCAATACGAACTTCGCATGAATGCCCTGGAACGACGCTACCTCAGTCGGTCTTCTACCGAACGCGACCAGCTCATCACCCACGCGCCACTGCGGATAACCGGCGCGGGTCAGTCTCCCCCGGAGCTTTGCCGTGCGGTGTACCTTTCCGAGCTCGCGCCAGAGCACCGATTCAACCTGAGCCGAAGTGGGAGCGGTGGTGACGACAAATGCACTGCCAATCGTATGCGAGTCGATATAGTGACCGACCTTCATTGCGGAGTATCGTGACTTCCCCGCAGCGTGGCAGCTAGGAACGGCGGTATAGCGATGCGTGACTACCGAGTCGTTAATCGCGATCTGGGCAGGTGTCAGCCACGTTCCGAGGCGTTGCTGCGCCCACCTCTCGAACGAGTCTGTCGTTCGCGGCTGGAACATCGCCGCTGCCAGCGAAAGCGGATCTGCTTCGAGCTGAGCCAGTAGATCAGCTCCGTGGAGATCCGTCGCGCTCGGAGCACTCACCGGTGTCCTTAGCGGTCAGGAGGCAAACGGTTGTTCAACCTGGGGATACCCACTAATGGCGCAGCTTAAACCGTTGCTCCCAAGGTTTCGTCACTTTTCCAGCTCTAGCGGGAGTACCTGATTCCGTTCAGCTTCAACGGGCTCACCCGAAGCGGCAGCCATTAGCCAGCGGTGTACCGTGGCACGGACCTGCTCGTCCTCGGGGTCGATCTCCAGGTCGTACAGCATACCGCGGATAGCGCGCCCGAGGTTCTCCGCCTGACGCTCGGCGAGTCGCACCCGCCGTTCCTCCAGTCCGGCGGCTAGTGCCGTACGGCAGATTGCGGCGAGGTGCTGCCGTTCCTTGAGGTACAAGTCGACCCAAAGCGCTCCCGCTTCGGAGAACGAGGTTAGATCGACCTCCTTCGGATTGATATAGCCGGACTGCCTCCGCACCAGCCACAGGGACCGGACAAACGCCTTCGGTTCGGCGTATTCGATCTGCTCCCGCAGCCACTCTACATGCCCTGCGGTACGCCGGATCTCGGTGAGCAGCACTTCGGCGGGATCAGTAACGGTTGCGTCATCGCCGTATATACGGCGGCGACCTTTCGCATCAGAAC